ATAAGCTCAGGAACAATCTTCGTCTGCTCAGTCATCACAGGTGGGCGATCAGGACTAATCTCAGACAGTTCATATAAACGTGTAAACAGTGGGGTCTTAGATACAAAGGCAAGGCTAGTACCAAGAGTAACAGCCTCTACCAAAGGATCACACTCATAACTCGATAGCTCGTTGATCTTAGCTGTCTTAGGGCTGAGAATGTCAGCATCAGTAGTTAGGATGAATTGCTCAGTATCACTGAACAAAACCAGACCAACGCTGATGGGACGGACATAACGATGATTAACTGGACGCACAGAAGATGCAGTAATGTCAATCGGATCATCGTCGGTAACCGTTAACGCTGTCGTTGCCCAGAAATTAAAGTAATCACCGGCACGACCAAGGATAACTGCTTCATTAGACAGGAAGCCAAGTCGGTTACGGTAGAAGAATAGGTTGTTAATCTTAGATCCAACAAAGCTAGGATTAGGATTAGTTTCAAGATCACCGACAAGACGGTCTTCCCAAGTAACAGGTCCAAAGGTAAATGATCCATCTGCATTCCTCACCAGTTGGTGTGGCATAGTCAGTGGATCAAACCTGTATTGAATCTCAGGTGCTAACGTTTCTTCCCAAACACCAGTACCGTAAGTAGCTCCAGAGTCTGCCACAAACTTGACGTACATATCGTCTACGTCAATGTCAGCGCTGTTAACAACTTTGACAACATACCCATCTTTACATTGGATAGGAAGGTCAGCAACAGTAGGCGTAGTTTCTTGGAAAACAAACAGCGCTTGTTCTGATGGACCGCCAACAACTGAAATACTGAAGGCAGCATCAGCACTGATGTAAAGACCAGGACCAACGGCTACTGCAGTGTAAGTAGTACCACCAAAGGTATTACCATTAATGTCACCCACAAGATCAGAGACGATAGCGTCTACATCGCCACCAGTACCAGCATTGTAAGTAGCACGTTCAGTACCATCAAGATAAATTTTGTAGTGACCAGTACCGACTACTTTAAGAACAACAAAAGCTTCGTTAGGTTTAGCAGCACTGGTGTCAGCAGTCAACGCTACAGTCTTTGCTTTGTTAAGAACAAAGGTGTAGTCATTAAGAGTCAGGAGTTCAATGTCATCAGCGGTAGCTCCGTAAAGATAACCGTTAGACGGTGTAGCAGAGATAGCACAGTCGCTAACCTCAGCATCATAAGCAACTTTAGCTGTTGCTTCTGCGGTTACTGCGTTATCGTAGTTGGTTTGTGCAGTATTCATTGCAGCCAAAGCAGTAGCCAGTTCACCAGCATTGCTAGTAGCAGCAACAGTCAGAATAGCTTGGTAGACACGATAACCTTCAGAAGCAAGCAACGGATGCTCATCAGTTAACTCAGTACCAAGAGCATAGCCTGCAGGAAGTGTAGCACTAACACTAATAACAGCGTCAGCATTCTTAACCGTGTAGATTCCAGCAGCATTCTTCAGAATACCAGAGGTTAGATATTGATCAAGTTGACCATATGGATAGTTGTAGTTAACTTGAAACAACGCTTCAGTTGTTTCGTTTTGACCAGCCAGTTTCTCAGCGTAGTCAGCTTGAGCAGTGTTGAGAAGATCTAGTTTATCTTGTGTATCTTCAACAGCAGTGTTGTAAGTGGCAAGAGTAGACTTAAGATCAACAAGGTTACAGCTTACTGGAACACCAGTATTGCTACCCATATCAACAGCTCGGGATGAACCAGCTTGACCAAGGGTGCTATCAACAAGGCTCCAAACACGGAAAGTGTTGTCATCGTACTGTGCTACATATTTTTCTTGAGCATCCCTCAGGATAGAAAACCATTTGCCTGAAGAACTAGCTCCGTCAAGTTCAGTTACATACTGACCACCGGGACGCTTAAGTAAGCCTAGAGCATAGTTAGGGTATGCGTTAACAGCATCTTTAAGTTGTCCTGGAAATTTACGGTTGTCGGGTTGTTGCGAAATGCCAAGCAAAAAGTTTGGTATCCGTTGGGTAATAGTGCTCATCTCATCAATGCTTGGAAAGGTTGATAGCTATTGTAATAATCTTTACCGTCTTGGAAGCCGAACATGGAATAGTCACCTTGATTGCAATCATATTCAATGGCTGCAGATCGGGTCATCATCTCTTGTTCTTGCAACAATGCTTGCAACTCACGGTCACCGACCATTTTTACACAACACATACGTGCTGCTCGGGCAGTAATGTAAGCTTGAATAGCAGGCGGTACGTCAGTGAAATCAAAGAACCACACGACATCTGCTTTGATGTTACCTGTAAAAGTATAGGTATGGTTTAGACGATCATATAGTTTACCATTACGGCGAACTACATCGAAGGAAGATTTATGCTGTTTTTGATTAGTGTCAATCTGCAGCATGTTGGATGGATAAGCAATCTCGTTAGTAGTACTGTCGGGAACCAACTCATACTCACGTTCAGTATTAAAGATCCAACCTTCAGCTTGAACTTGTTTGTTGATTTCCCGGAGGGTATTGAGTACAATAGATACTTCAGGGTTCTGGAGATCTAGTGTGGTGACAGGAGCCTGTCCCACTGAGCTAAGTATTTGATTTACAGCATCCAGTTCGGTGGACACAGCATAAGTAGGAAAGGGCATAGTTACCTATCAATAAGTAAAAAAAAGGGGAGCCGAAGCTCCCCCAGTATTGATCGAATTAAAGATCAGAATGCAGCGTCGCCAGAAGCAGCGCCAGCAAACAGTTCCACACAAGCAGCGGGGTTCAGGTAGTCAGCACCCATGGCGAGACGACCCACGATCACATCACCCTGGTAGATGATGGAGGTGTCACCGCTGGTGACTTGGACCTGAGGACCGATAGCTTCCACGCAGCCAGCAGCTTCACGCTGGAAGATCAGACCGCAGGACTTGCTGAATTCGGTCTCTTCGCCGTACTCGTTGTTGATACCGGCAACATCGTTAGCAGCATCTTCAACAGCGTTGTCGATGAAGCTACCCAGGTTACCAGGAGAAGCAACACCGGTGTCGGTGGTACCACCCACAGCACCGAACTTGGTGCCGTAGTTACCGAAGAACGGGATGTTGGTAGACTTGAAGATTTCGATACCAGCAATGGACATGATGCCCTTGCCGCTTTGCAGCGCAGTACCAACCACATCACGGTTGATCAGAGCGTTGGTGTTTGCAGCTTGCAGCAGAGCATAGTACTGACGAGGAGTCAGAACTGCAACACGACCATCTTGGGACACGCCCTTCTCATCAAGAGCAGCAGCAGCGTCATAGAAGGCGTTGACCAGAGCAGAATCGCTGTAAGCATCGGAGAACTCAGCGTTGGTACCGACGCGAATCTGAGTACCGCCAGGCTCAACGAAGGAGGTGGCAGACACAGGAGATGCAGCACGTGCACCGCGAGAGATAGCACGGAAGATCAGGCGGTCATACTTCTCAGCGAGAGCATAGCCGATCTTACGGGAGATCTCCGAACGCAGGTCATAATGGGCAAGGATTTCATCCAGCTCGTACACAAATGCGGAGCTGATCAGCAGGTCATCACAGGTGATGGTCTTCTCAGCCACCGGCGGAGAACCATCCGAGTTACCCAGGATGCTGTTACCAGGAGTGTGGTACTCAGCCAGGGTACGACCGGTGTAGATGAATTGCAGGGACTTACCATTGCGGAGAGTCCGCTTCATAACCAGATCACGAGCGATCGTGTTCTGTTGGAAACCCTTGAACATCTCGCCGCTAAACAGCTTGAGGTACAGGGCACGGGTATCACCCGTCAGGTTAGATTGGCCTAGCTGAGTAAGATCAGCAAGAGGCTCATTGGAGTTTTGTTGTGCCATTTTAAAGGAGTAAGAAAATTAAACTTGCTCCCAAACGTTTGGAAAATTTTTGTTGCGATATGTGTGGTCTATCCCACCGTCTAGACGGCGAAGGGTATCTCCGTAGAGGCCAACGCCAAGAGGAGCCAGGTCCGACTCTGAGGTGCCTGACTCCCGCTACTTAGAATTTAGTAGCGTGTGATTTGTATGTAATGCCGCGATACTTCAGCTTGGCTGCTTTTTGTGCTGCCTGTTGCTCCCGAACACGGGCATCCAATTCGACTTGTGTCATTGTACTAGATGAAAGTACCTAACCCCCGTTCCATGATTAGGTGACATGCGTCCCACTGTGGGGATGAACGGACGGCATTGCAGTTTAGCCTACGGCTGGGGCGGATAGAGCCACCGGAGTTGCCTCAACAGAAGCAAGGTCTAGCGGAAAGTTGTGAGCATTACGTTCGTGCATGACTTCAAATCCAAGGTTAGCTTGGTTAAGGATGTCAGCCCAAGTACGCACAACACGCCCCTGACTATCCAGTAGGGACTGGTTAAAATTGAAACCATTAAGATTAAAGGCCATCGTAGACACGCCCAAAGCAGCGAACCAAATGCCAACGACAGGCCAAGCAGCCAAAAAGAAATGAAGACTGCGGCTGTTATTAAAGCTTGCATACTGGAAGATCAAACGTCCGAAGTAGCCATGGGCTGCAACGATGTTGTATGTCTCTTCCTCTTGACCAAACTTGTAACCATAGTTCTGGGATACGTCTTCCGTAGTCTCCCGAACAAGCGAGGAGGTGACGAGACTTCCGTGCATAGCACTAAAAAGACTGCCGCCAAATACCCCAGCAACCCCAAGCATATGGAAAGGGTGCATAAGGATATTGTGTTCTGCTTGGAAGACAAGCATATAGTTGAACGTTCCACTGATACCAAGAGGCATAGCGTCAGAGAAGGAACCCTGACCAAAGGGGTAAACAAGAAAGACTGCAGAGGCTGCAGCAACTGGAGCAGAGTAAGCAACGCAGATCCAGGGACGCATCCCTAATCGATAGCTAAGTTCCCACTCTCGTCCCATGTAAGCATAGATGCCAATGAGAAAGTGGAAGACTGTGAGCTGGAATGGACCCCCGTTGTACAGCCATTCATCAAGTGAATTAGCTTCCCAAATTGGGTAGAAGTGTAGTCCGATGGCATTGCTGCTCGGAACGACGGCTCCCGATATGATGTTGTTTCCATACAACAAGGAGCCTGCGACAGGTTCGCGGATTCCATCAATGTCAACAGGTGGAGCGGCGACGAACGCCAAGATAAAGCAGATGGTGGCGGCAAGCAAACATGGGATCATGAGCACACCGAACCATCCTACATAAAGACGGTTGTTAGTAGAAGTAACCCAGTCACAAAACTGGTCCCAGGCATTCTTCTGCTGTAAAGCAATTGTTGCAGTCATTTAAGTTTGTCCAGGAAGGAGTATGAATAACTCTCCCTATTACCTTTGATCCCCCAGCCCAGCCAATAGTAGGCTGAGTTCATGTAATAGGGGAGTTGTTGGTAAGGCGTTTGAAATTCAGCGAGTTCAGCACGGAACCGAAGCTCGTTAATCATGTAACGGGTTTGACCTTTCAAACTACTTGGGTCGCACCCATATCTTTTACAGAATCTGCCCAAACCATGATAACGTCTGGGCGATGTCCATTGGATTAAACCGTACCCGCCACGAAGGCAGCGATCGTAAGGAACGATAGCGCCACCCTCGCAAACATTGGGACGGAAGTTTGACTCCTGTTGAATGTTACCCATGATGACCGCCAGGGCAACAGGATCTGTAATATCCGCTTTAACTTGCAGCTGTTCTAGAACGTATTGTTGTGCTGGGGTACAGGTGGGACATTCAATCATAGTAATCAGAACTTATACTTCACACCAACTTTGGTGCCGTAGGAGTTAACAGTGTCAGCAGCAAAGCTGATTTCACCGTACACATCAAGCTTCTCACTTGCAGCAACCGAGCCGCCAGTCTTACCAGTGAATTTGGTTTCTGCTTCACCGCCATCAGGCGAGATCACAGAAGGACCAGCTTGGATGTAATAACCAAGCACACCAGAGGAACCTTCGTAACCAACGTGGAAGTCAGTAGAGGTACCGCTGTAGTCAGAACCGGTAAAACCAGAGTTAGCTTCCACATTAGCATAAGGACCAGCGAATGCGGGAGCAGCAGCAATCAGGGTTGCGGGGAGGATAGCAAGGAATTTCATTTGATTTTGAGTTTGTTTTTCTTAGCAGTTTTAGCGGAGCGTTTAAAGTTAGCAGCCGTGGGCGCTCCTTTAGACCCAGGCTTTCTCATTTTTTCACCACTGCCAGCAGCGATACGCTTACGTTTGGCGTGGATGTTTGCATAAAGACCAGGTTTAGCCATTACTTTTTCTTGCGGGATTTACCAGCTTTACTCATGGCAATAGCAACCGCTTGCTTTTGAGGGTAGCCTTCGATCTTCAGTTGTTTGATGTTAGCAGAAACTGCTTTCTTAGACTTACCCTTCTTAAGCGGCATTACCAGATACCAGGAATAATTTGACCAGTCAGCGCGTAAGCGCCAAGAGCAGCCATGACGCCAAGCATAGCAAGGCGACCGTTGAGCTGCTCAGCTCGTTCGTTGTGTGGGACACCGTAGGGATGATCAGACATAATAAGGGGTGGCTCTTTAGCCCAGATGTTAGTGTCGTTCATTAGAATTTAAGATCGGATCGGGCAAGTTTCTGCATGATCTCATCACGATATGCAGGATCACGATCATATTTTGGATCGGACATTGCCCGGACTACCTCTGCTTGACTCTTGAATGTGTCAGCAGGAGCTGCAGCTTTACCTTGAATCATTTTACCTTCGTAACCGTTTGCGTCTGTGTAACGTGCCTGAAGACCAGCAAGTGCCAAGTTAATGGCAGCAACGTTACCAGAATCAACAACGTTATCAAAGGCTTGAATCTCAGCTTCAGAGAAATTTTGTGCTGCCCAACCAACAAGTTGTTGATAAGCAGCCTCACCACCTACAGAGTTTTGGATGGTGTTGATGTCAGATTGAGTAAGCTCAGCACCTTGAGGTGCATCCATTGCAGGAAGACCTTGCTCATACTCAAAGTATGCTTGGATCAATTCCTTGGATGACATTTTCTCAAACTCAGCCAAGGTCTCAGCACTCAGCTCACCTTTAGAATTAAATTCTTCTGCAGCCTTACTGATAGCTTCGATCTGTGAAGAATACTCAGAAGGTTCTTGCTGCTGTTCCTCAGCTTGAGGTTCAGGAGCTTCACCTTCTCCATCACGTGAACCAAGTTTCTTTTCAAGTTCGATGTAAGCTTTCTCAAGCTCTTGTGCATCTTTGTACTTTCCAGCCAACCGAGCATTAGCTTGGTTGATCATCTCTTCTCCAATAGCCAGAGACTCAGCTTGGTCGGCTTCCATGGCACCGACAACTTCGGGATCACCAGCTGGATCGTAAGATAAAATTTCTGCCATAATTATTGCATTGGTGGGATGACTTCCTCACCCATTACCGCGTTGACAGTTTCACCTGCCATCGGATTTTTGGATGGATCAGCCAGGGGGGATTTAAGCATTTGACCTGCTTGCTGCATCATTAGTTGATCTTCTTGTGCTTGTGCAGCATCATCTTGTTCTTGTTGAATCTGGTCCATAGACTTAACAAGGTTCAGTACGTCGATACCTTGTGCAGCTGCCAGACGCTTGATAGCTTCGTCAGCATTGATGTATTGCATCAGTGCCTCAGGTCCAAGTGTCTGAGCAATGGTCATGATGAAGGCAGTGAGAGACTCACGATCTTGACCACGGCCAAGAGCATTGATACCTGCAACAATAGTAGGGTTGACCAGATCTTTAGGAATACGTGGGAGTTGTCCACTGCGTTGAAGAACCAGCATTTTGCGGTTCAGATAAGGAAGAAGGAACTCAACAGTCAGCAAGGAGAATAGACCGCCAAGCTGTTGTTCAAGTTCAAGTTGAGTAAGGCGAACCTCTTCAGCAGTGGTCCGCTCGGACTGCCTCACATTAAGAATGAGGAATGCCTCAGACAACCGACGCTCAAGCTGTTGCATCATCACCATAGCAGTGTTGAAGTCAGCAGTCTTACCCACTTGGATAACACCGATGTCTTCGGGACGACCTTGAACGATCGCACCGTTGCCTGCCTTCGCCAGCGTTTGGGCTTTAGTCGTGCTTGAGGGTGATACCACGAAGACGACCTTAGCAGCCGCTGCAGAGCCTTCTACGAGGGACTGGGAGAGTGCATCAAGCGACTTAAGATCTCCCAAGAATTCCTCAACTCTACCCCGTCCATAGTTTTCGCCATCGACAGAATTGAAGCGCAGTACAAGCCAAGGACTAGCATCCTTTGGAGCTTTGCTATCGGAGCCTGGAATCTTTTTACCATAGACTTCCTGGTGCCAAACCCAACGATTGTTGTCGAGAAGTACATGAGTATAAACTTCTACGTCATTCTCATGGGAGAACCCTTCGTCCATAACAGGACGAGGCTCTTTAATGATCTCAGGAGGTAGAAGGTTTTTGTTAATAAGTTCTTTGGTTACGATCTCAATTACGTTACCATTGCCATCTCTATCGACAACGTAACGGTTGATTGGGTAATGCTTCAACCCTTCCTTACCCATGTAGATCAGTGCATTACCACCAACCACCAGATGCTTGAGAGCCTGGTGAACAACGACACGATCACTGGAAGCAGCAATCGATTCCATCACCATACGCTCGATCTTAGCAAAGCTCAGGTCAAGCTCAGAACGGATTTCAGCAGGCAGTTCTTCGCCTAGCTTATCATCACGTACCTGAAGCTTGAAGAACGTAGTTTGAGGGGGCAGGAGGGACAGCATCAACTTGGATGCCAATGTCACTACACCCTTTGCACCTACGGATTGCCAAGGTTGACGGAGGGATTGATGGGTAACACGGAACTCATCACGTTGGATGAGGTAAGGAATGGTGAGCTTTGAACACTCAACCGCTGTGTCTAGAAATTGAGAACGATAGCTGGATAGATGATCGTACCTGCTTTTAGCGTTCATTTAATTAACCAATGTTAAGACCACCACCGGCGCCACCGCCGATGTTAAGGGGGATACGAAGAGCAGCAAGTCCACGTGAAAGACCTTTGACGGTACCACGAGTAGACCGTGCTGTGCGAACACCAGTGCGGGATGCATCCAGTGTACTTTGAATAGGACGAGGCGGTGCATCAGGAGTCATGGACTCAGCAAGATCCCGCATACTTTGAATCTGTTGACGCTGACGTTCTGCCGCAGCCTCTTGAGCAATCCGCATAGCTGTGGCATCAATGCCAGCCTGACGTTTAGCCTCTTCTCGTTTATGTTCTTGTCGGCGTGATGCGCCCATGATTAAGAATCCTCATCAAGTCTGTTTTCGATCCACTCTACAACACTACGTTGTCCAGCACGATACATGATGTGCCCAACGCTTGTGTCAGGAGTGGGGTTGACGGGTGGAAAGACATCTTCTAGTTCTTCTAAAAGACGTCTCACGTCTAACCTTAAGTTAGGCGTATTGGGGTAGATTGGGGTTTGCATGTTCAAAGAACGCTGGCATACGTGCTCGTCGGGTGTCAGCAAGCTCAGGCGCTTTACCTTCGTACATCAGGCGATCACTGGAATCCAGCCAAAATTTTTTGTTTAGATATTTATTAGGATTGTTAGCCTTAAGTGGCTGCATAATCCAGTTAATAGTTGCTTTACGAAGTTTATCCAACGAGGGAGAAACCTCAAGGTTTAGCTCACGTGCGACCAAAGAGTTGACAGCTACGTGAACTTGTTCGTCACGAGAGATGTCAGCACTTACCGTGCGCAACCCCGCATCTCCGTTAAAACGGAAAAAGGGTAGTAGCACAAAGAAAATCGCACGTTCGGCAACCAGTGCCTTGAGGATCGTGTGATCCGGGTGAGCAACCCAAGCGTCGCGGAGGCGCATGGCTTCCGCTTCAGCTTGTTCGTCAACACCGATGGCATTGGTAATATAACCCAGTGCAAGGTCGTGTTTAATTTCGTCCTGGACATTGGATTGTAGGACTTCCCGTGCCAGCTTCGGTACATCGTTCCCAAGCGCATCAGTAATAAAGTCTCCTACCGGAAGTTCCATATGTCGGATTGCCAAAGCTCGGTAGATAGTTTCTTCCGCACCTTCGACAAGAGTACCTGCAGTCGTTTGTACAGGTGTCCAAGTTCTTTTACGTTCAAGGAGTTTTTGATAAGGGTTCATTCGCCGCAATTACAATCAGGAGCAGGGTCATTTAGAAGCGACTCCAGGTAATCGTCAACCTCTGACTCCTCCAATGCAGCGTATGCACTGGTCTTGTCTTGAGTGTCACCCATTACCTGAAGCGAATAGTAGAGACTCGTCTGGTCAGATGCCAGCCAGTCTTCAATAAACGCTTCGTCATAGGTGATCACATCGGACCAACTATTGAAGCTGTAGCCGTGCAGAAGTCCGGTCTTATCAAGCATACGCATGATACCGTCTGCAACTTTTTTATATGCATCCCAGCCAACTTCCGATGCGATCTCAACAGGACCGTAGTCGTAGCTCTGGACGCCAAAGGTACCGCTATCACGGTCTACTTGACGGGCAATGGGAGGAGCAATCTCAGCGGTGGCAGTGTAGCCATCCGGGTCTTTGTATCGGTAACTACAAGAAGCAGTAGGAGCAATAGCGAAGGCACGATCCATGTTGTTAACTCGTGCAATCGACGCAGCTTGGGCGACGCCACTTTGGAACTCAAGAGCAAGGGTGATAGCAGGGGTGAACTCTTTGACTTGATCACCACTGTTGACCACTTCCAAAGCGTTACCAAATTGTTCGTACGTTACACCGTACCTTCGAAGGAGGTTGGCAAGACCGAGCATTCCCAGTCCGACTTGTCGATCGACGTCGGGTGACAGGTATTCGCCAGACTCTCCAACGCCTGTCCTGCTATGGAGACTGCACAACTCGGACATACCTTTAACGAAAGCCGGTGCGATGTCTTCGACGTCACAGGCAGCGAGATTGACATGCTGCAGCAGGCAAGTTCCTCGTGATGGCAAGTAAACCTCAAGGCAGACGTTACCACGGATTCGTTTTCCATATGCATCAATTTTAGTTTTGTTAAGCCAGATGTCACCCTGGCGGATACCTTGAAGCAGTGCTTGCTTTACGTTAGGCGTTGCTTCTTCCCACCAATAATCATTGATGTTGACGCACCGCTTGACCCAGGGTAGCTCTGCTCGGTTAGCTTGGATAAACTCCAGAACGTCAGGATGATTAAGGTCAATGTGGCACACAACAGCGCCATTCTTATACACACCACCTCTACGGAGTGTTTCATTCAGGGTTGAGTAGATTCGTGCGAACGATACAGGTCCAGAAGCAACAAGACCTTTTTCATTTTCTGCTCCTTTGGCTCGGAGCTTTGATA